TAGAATATATAAAATCGTTTGGTAATGATGTTGATAGAAAAAATTATTCATTATATTTTAATGAAATTATTAATAAAGTATTAAATATCTTAACAGGTGGTGATGAATAAATGGAAAATGAAACATTAGCAGATTATTGGAGAGATGTTAGTCCAATATTAAAACAACAAAATCAAGAACAAAGAGAAAAAAACTATGAGCCAAGAATTGGTTATGCAATGAAATTATTTAGAGAAAATCAAATAGTTTTTAAATTATGTAATAGAGAAAATGGACATTTTAATTTATATAAAAATGGCAAAGTAGTAATGAGTTTTTGGAGTTGGACAGGAAAGTGTTATATTTCAAGCACTGGTTATAGTGAAAATATAGGGATACATAATTGTATTAAAAAATATAAAAAAATGTTTGGTGGTGATGAAGAATGAATATAGAAGAAATAGTAGAATATTTAAAACACCATATACCAATTATTATTCAAGATGATAAAGGCTGGTGTAATGCAAATATAAGTTTAGAAAATGGTACATTAGTAGTTAAACCTAATTATAATATGCCATTTGATGATTAGGAGAGTGAAATAACAAATGAAGAAAGAAGTATGGGTGCAAATACCAGACTATAATAATATTTATGAAATATCTAATTATGGAAATGTTAGAAGTATAGATAGAATAGTAAATGCTAAAAATGGTTCTACTAGAATTGTTAAAGGTAAGAATGTTAAATTAATATTTAATGGTTTATATTATGTTGTTGGTTTATCTAAAAATGGAAAAACAAAACAACATTATGTACATAGACTTGTGGCAGAAGCATTTATCCCTAATGTAGATAATTATCAAATTGTAAATCATAAAGATGGAAATAAATTAAATAATTATTATGAAAATCTAGAATGGTGTACACTTGAATATAATGTTCAAGATGCTTGGAAAATAGGATTAATGGGAATACCAAAAGGCAAAGAAAATAAAATGTTTGGTAGATATGGTAAAAATGCAAATAAATCAAAGTCAGTATGTCAATATGATTTAGATTATAATTTTATTAAAAAGTGGGATTGTCAAAGAGATGTACAAAGAGAACTAGGATTTAGTGAAAAAAGTATAAGCAATTGTGTTTTAGGAAATCAAAAAACTGCTTATGGATATATATGGTTAGATAAATTAAAAGAATTAAAGGAGAATAGATATGAAAGTAATAAGAACAATTAACATAGAAGATAATTTATGGAAGTTATTAGATGAAGTATCAAAAAAAGAAAAAAGAAGTAAAAGCAATATGATAGAATATCTAATAGCAAAATATCTTAAAGACTTTAAATAGTCTTTTTTTATTGTTTTTGACAACAATTTACATATTAGGTATAATAATACATAGGTAAGGTGATAAAGTGGCAGGACAATTAAGAAATGGTAATCCAGACCATACCTTAACAGCGGAAGAGCAACGAGCAGGCGGTAAAGCAAGTGGAGAAGCAAGAAGAAAAAAAGCAACTATGTTACAAATGCTAGAACAATGCTTAGAAGCTACTAATGAAAAATCAGGTAAGACATATAAAGAATTAGCAACACTAGGGTTAATAAAAGGTGCTGTAAATGGTAGTTCAAAGAACTATGAAATAATACAACAATTAATGGAACGAAAAGAAAAGAAAGACGAAGAAATAAATATAATAATAGAAATACCAGCAAAAGATGTTGCAAGTAGTTTTGTTGATTTAATAAGAGACATATTAGATAGAGACCATAGGGAATATTATATTGAGGGAGGCAGAGGTAGTGCTAAGTCTTCAATTATAAGTGAAATAATAATAGCATTATTAGAAAATAATCCTAGAATGTGTGCTGTTGTATTAAGAAAAGTTAAAGATACATTAAAAGATAGTGTATATGCACAATTAGAATGGGCTTTAGACACATTAGATGAAACATATCCAGGATTAAAAGACAGATGGAAATTAACTAAAAGTCCATTAGAAATGACTAACACACGAACAGGACAAATAATATATTTTAGAGGAGCAGATGATTATGGAAAGATAAAATCATTAAAAACTCCTAAAGATATGTATGTAGGTGTTACTTGGTTTGAAGAGTTTGACCAATTTGCTGGAATGATGGAAGTCCGTAAAATAAATCAATCACTTATTCGTGGTGGAGAAGATTTTATTCAATTATATTCATATAATACGCCAGCAAGTACACAACATTTCGTAAATATAGAAAAGTTAATTCCTAAAGAAAGCAGATTGGTACATTTAAGCGATTATCGTACAGTACCTAAAAAATGGTTAGGTCAAGCATTTATAGATGAAGCAGAGTTTTTAAAAGAAACAAATGAAAAACTATATGAAAATGAATATTTGGGATTAATGACTGGTGTAGGTGGTAATGTATTTGAAAATGTGGAATTAAGAGAAATAACAGATGAAGAAATCAATACGTATGACAATAACTATTATGGGTTGGATTTTGGTTGGATAGACCCAGTTGCATTTAATGGCATGAATTATAATCCAAATAGAAGAGAATTACATATATATGAAGAATTACATGGAAGTAAAATATCTAACGAAAAGTTGGGTGAAATGTTAGAACCTTGGAAAGAGTATTTAATTACTTGTGATAGTGCAGAGCCAAAATCAATAGGAGATTTAAAATCTTATGGATATTTAGCTCGAGGGGCGATTAAAGGACCAGGAAGTGTTGAATATTCCATGAAATGGTTGGCAAGTTTATCTAAAATAGTTATTGACCCAGTTAGATGCCCAAATACAGCAACTGAATTTTTGAATTATGAATACGAGCAGGATAAAGATGGCAATTATATTAGTGCTTATCCAGATGGCAATGACCATCATATATCTGCTGTAAGATATGGCATGGAACAAGTATGGAAGAAAAAGGGTCAGTAGACTAAAAACCACTTTTATGATATAATTATATTGGTGATATTAAATGAAAGAATTTGTTGTTTATATGCACGAAAATAAAATTAATCATAAAAAATATATTGGTATTACTTGCCAAAAGCCTAATCAAAGATGGAGAGGAGGTAAAGGATATAAGATAGGATTATTTAAAAAAGCCATTGACAAATATGGTTGGGATAATTTTAATCATGTTATTTTATTTGAACATTTATCAAAAGAAGAGGCTTGTAAAAAAGAAATAGAGTTAATTGATAAATACAAATTAATGGATAAAAATTATGGATATAATTTATGTGAAGGTGGCAATTTAACGCTTGGTTATCATCATACAGAAAAATCAAAAGTAAAAATGAGCAACAAAAGGAAGGGCAAGTATGTTGGTAGAAACAATCCAATGTATGGGAAAAGTGGAATATTAGCACCTATGTATGGCAAACATCTAACAAAAGAACACAAAAGAAAAATAAGTGAAGCAAAAAAAGGAAACAAAATACCATACCGAAATAAATTAGGAAAAAAAATTGACCAATATGATATTAATGGCACTTTTATAAAGACTTGGAATAGTATTTCAAGTATAGAAGAAAAATTAAATATAAAGGGAACTCACATATCAAGAGTATGTAGAGGCAAAAGAAAGACAACTGGTGGTTATGTCTTTAAATACCACCAATAATATTTAGAAGAAGAAAGGACAATAAAATTATGTTAAGTAAAATATGGACGTGGATTTTAGAAAAGATATTTCACGTTTCAACTGAAACAAAACAAAAAGATGTAGAAGATAATACAAAATATGCTTTTGAATATGAAAGAATAGATGATATTAATTTTAATGCTATATTTAGTAATAAATTAGCAAATTATGTAGTAAATGATAGTAATATGAATATTACTGGAACAAATGCAAGAGTTGAAACATTAAACAAGATAGGACAAAGTTTATGGAAGAAAGCCAAAAAATTGACTTCAATGTCATTTGGTTATGGTGGATTATTTATAGTTCCTTATGTTAAAGGAAGCAAAGAATACTACACATTAGTTCCACAAAGTAGAGTAACTATTGATAGTACTGATGGAGATTTAATCACAGGAGCAACTATACTTGCAGAAAGAAAAGAAATAACAAAAAGTATAGGAAGTACTAAAATTTATATTCGTTGGACTAACTATCGATTAGAAAATGGTAATTGTATAATAGAGCAAAAATTTACTGATGAAACTGGTAAGGAAATACCAACACCAGATTTTTGGCAAAATATTTTATTAAAACAAACAATAAGTGGTGTTGATAGAGTATTGCTAGGATATATTAAATCACCAATAAATAATCGCAAATCAAATGATAAGTATGGTGTTCCAATTTGCTATGGTTGTGATAGTACTATTATAGAAATAAAAGACACAATGAAACAATTATCAAGAGAATACAAATTAAAAGAACCATTTGTTGGTGTAGATGCCACAATGTTTAATGGAAATAATGCACTTCCAATTAATGGATTATTTAAAAAAATAGATAGTACAAATGATGATTTTTTTGAGGTATTTGACCCACAATTTAGAGATTATTCTATAAGACTTCAAGAATTATATAAACGCTTGGAACATGAAGTAGGAACTTCTGGTGGAATAATAAGTGAAGTAAATACACAAAATGCTACTGCTACTGAAATTAAGCGTAGTATGTATGACACTTGGACTATTGTTGATGATATGCGTAGTAATATTGAAAAAGGTATGGAAGATTTCTTTTATGCTTGTAATGTACTTGCAAATGCTTACAATTTAAGCCCAGTAGGAGAATATACTCTAGATTTTAATTGGTCTTATAGTTTATTAGAAGATACACAAACAGAATGGTCTCAATTAAGTTATGCTAATAATAAAGGCATTATAAGTGATGTAGAATTAAGACAATGGCTAAAACCAGATGAAACATTAGAAGAAAGCCAAAAAGCAATCAATGAGATAAAAGAACAAGAACCAACATACGAGCAAATGCTAGGAACAAGGGGTGAAGAATAATGGCAAGATTTTATAGATATGAAACTGTGGATATTCCATTAAAACTAACACCTACTGGTGTATTAGAAAATTATAGTAAAATAGTAGTATCAATAGCACAAGACGGTATGGTTCAAATAAATAAAACCAATAATGAATTGGGAATAGACATAGAAACAGATACAATAACATTATCATTAAGCCAAGAAGAAACTAGCAAATTTGCTGGAGGCAAAGAAGGAAATCCACGAATTGCTGAAATACAAGTTAATATATATTATGCAAGTACAGAAAGGGATGTTTCCACTACTGGAACTATTGAAGTATATGAAAACTTGTATAAGGAGGTAATTGGTAATGAATGATGATAGAACAGAAACAATAAATATGACTGTTGGTGGTACAAGAGAAGTTAATTTTGAAGTAGTTGGTGGCAGTGGCACTTCTAACTATGAAAGATTAGCCAACAAGCCGTCTATAAATGATATTGAATTAGTAGGAAATAAGACAAGTGCTGATTTAGGGCTACAACCAGCAGGAGAATATCTAACAGAAGAAACAGACCCTATATTTAGTGCTAGTCCTAGTGCTAATATAACAACTGAAGATATTACGAACTGGAATAATAAAAGTGAATTTAGCGGTAATTATAATGATTTAACCAATAAACCTGATTTATCTGGATATATAACAAAAGATGCGAATAATCTTACTTATTATACAAAGTCAAGTCAATTATCAAATGTAGCTACAAGTGGCTCATATAATGATTTAAATAATAAACCAAGTATTCCGTCTAATACAAGTGATTTAAATAATAATAGTGGTTTTATTACTAAAGAAGTAAATAATTTAACATATTATACTTTAAAAACAAATACAGGCAGTTTAATAGATTTAGAAATAAATGGTACTACATATATTGTAACAATAAAGTTAAAAGATATAGATGGAAATGTAATAAGTACTGATACAATAGATTTACCACTAGAAAATGTTGTTGTGGGTGGAAGCTATGATAACGAAACAAAAAAGGTTATATTAACACTTGAAAATGGAAATACTGTTGAATTTAGTGTTGCTGATTTAGTTGTAGGATTGCAAACTGAAATAACAAGTTCTAATAAATTAGCGAGTGATTTAGTAGATGATACAAATAGTGGCAATAAATTTACTACAACAAGTGAAAAAAACATTTGGAACAATAAATATGATAAGCCAACTGGAGGAATACCAAAAAATGATTTATCTAGTGCAGTTCAAACAAGTTTAGATAAAGCAAATACAGCATTACAAACTGAAACAGACCCAGTATTTACAGCTAGTGCAAGTTATGGAATATCTAGTAGTGATATAACAAATTGGAATAATAAGAGCGATTTTAGCGGTTCGTACAATGATTTATCTAATAAGCCGACTATTCCAGATGAATTGGCTGACTTAAGTGATGATAGTACGCATAGATTAGTTACTGATACTGAAAAAACAACTTGGAATAGCAAACAAAATGCTTTAACAGCAGGAAATAATATAACGATATCTAGTGGAACAATATCAGCAACAGATACAACATATAATCAAGGCGAAAACATATCAATACAAGCAAGTGCAGAACTAAAAGGTGGCTTAGAACAAGATGGGACACCAACACCAAGTGACCCAGTAGATGTAGATGTAGTTACTGGTAATAATACAATAACATTATCTAATGGTGATAATACAAAAACTGAAAGTTATGCAATAAATCTAGGTACAACAGAATTATGCAAAATAGGAACATACCAAGATAAAATATATAAATCAAATAACAAATGGTATGTACACAAAGAAACAGGAAAATTGGTTATGTCAGATATAACTGGTTGGAGTAAAAGTGCTGATGGAAAATTTTACAAAGAAAGTTTTGTTAGTAACTATGGAATAGCAAGAAACACTTTATATTCTAATATATTTAGTTATGAAACAACAGCATGGAATGGTAATTATAAAATAGGTATAACAAGTTCTAATAATCTTTGGATAACAACAGGAGATAGTACATTAACTAATTATGCAAATGTTCCCTCTTGGTTATCAAATAAGAATGCAATAATGTATGGTGTATTATCTACTCCAACAAATACTGAAATAACAAACGCTACTCTAATAACTCAATTAAATGCATTAGCAGAAGGATTAAGTAATAAATGGGTAGAAAATATTACTCAAATAAATGCCAATTTAGAATTTGAAATAACATACGACAATGAAGAATTAACTATATCATCATATCAAGATATGAGTGGTAAATTAGACGCAAGTAAAGTAAAAACAACAACATCAACTACAAGTGGTGATGTATATGATGTTACATATATAAATACACAAATAGGGAACATAGAAACCTTATTAAGTCAAATATAGGAGGCATTTATGAGTATAGCAAGTGAAATAATTCGTTTACAAAATGCAAAAACGAGTATTAAAACAGCAATAGAAAACAAAGGTGTTACAGTATCAAGTAGTGCTACGTTAGATGCTTACGACGATTATATAGATAGTATTCCAACAGGTGGTGGTGGAGGAATAGATTGGAGTGTCATAGGATATAATGGAACTCCACAAAGTATTCAAGATGGTTATGATTATGCAGTGCAAATTAAAAACAATTGGGTTACTTCAACTAGTTATTATAGAAAATTCTTTAATGATTATTTTTTAATATATATGCCTTTAGTGGATACATCAAATGGAACTACTTTTACTCAAATGTTTAAACAGTGTTATTCATTAGATACAATACCACAATTAGATACAAGCAATGGAACAACCTTTGATAGTATGTTTTCTTTATGCCAGGCATTAAAAACGATACAACAATTAAATATGAGCAATTCGATTAGTGTTGCATATATGTTCGATAATTGTTATAGTTTAAAAACATTAGGTGGATTTAAAAATTTAGGTCAAGCATATTTAACAACTGCAAATGCTAATAATATAAATTATAGTTTAATTTTATCAAAATCTTCTAAATTAACTCACGATAGCTTAATGAATGTAATAAATAATTTATATGATATAGCAACTGCTGGAGTTCAACAACAACAATTAATATTAGGTTCAACAAATTTAGCAAAATTAAGTGCAGCAGAAATACAAATAGCCACCAATAAGGGTTGGGCATTAAGTTAAGGAGGAGAAAATAATGCAAATAATTAAGAAAACAAATTTAAGATTACTTTTAGCCGACGATGGGAAACATATTAGAGATATTAATGATGTATACGAGCCAGAACACATTGATGAAGAAACTGGTGAGTTAATACCTGAACATTTCCCTTATTATGCAGAAATAATATTTTTAGCAGAGCAATTAAAAGAAGAAGATGTTCCAAAATTATACATTGAAGAACCAATTGAAGAATAGTCAATTAGACTATTCTTTTATTTTATAGTATAATTTAGTAGGTGATATAATGATATCAGAAGAACAAATAGAACAAATTATAGAAAAATTGGTTGATAGAATAGAACAGGCAAACACATATTTTTTAATGCAAATTGGTAAATCAGTAAAGCAAATAAAAGAATTAACACCAACAAAGGCACTACAACTAGCAAATATTTTAAAATATGGTGGCAAATATGAAGATATAGTACGAGAAATTGCAAAATACACAGGACTTAATATAAAAGATATAGACAAGATATTTTCTGCTTATGCTAAAAAAGACCAATTGTTTTATGAAAAATTTTACAAATATAGAGATATTCCATTTGTTCCTTATGAAGACAATATAGCATTACAAAATGAAGCAATGGCATTGTCTAATCTAGTAAAAAATACAATGTATGATTTTACTAGAGCAAGTGTGCTAGGATATACAATAAGAGATTTAAAAGGCAGACCACAATTTTATGGATTAAGAGAAACTTTTAATAGAGTAATAGATGAAGCAGTATTAAATATAAGCCAAGGCAAAGACACATTTGATAGTGCTATGTATAATATATTAAAAGATATAGGTGGTAGTGGGCTTAAGACTATTGAATATCAAAGTGGAAGAAAAGTAAGACTTGATAGTGCTGTTAGAACATATTTAAAGGATAATTTAAATTTATTACATAATGAAATGCAAGAAATATATGGTGAAGAATTTAAATATAATGGAATAGAAGTATCACATCATCCAAACGCAGCACCTGACCATATTGATACAGTTGATGGTAAACAATTTGTTTTAGTAGATAAAATACAAGAACAAATTAAAGATGGAACTGAACAAGAAATAAAGCAAGAAGATATAAGAGGTAATCAAGTTAAAGTAAAAGGCAAAACATACCAAGACTTTAATGTAATTAATAATTCATTAGACAGACAAGTTTCTACATTAAATTGTAGGCACACAACATTTTCTATTATAGTAGGAATAAGTAAGCCAGAATATACAGAAGAACAATTAAAAGCAGATAAGCAAAAGAATATGAATGGTTTTGATTTTGATGGCAAACACTATACAATGTATGAGGGTACACAATTGCAAAGAAATATAGAAAAAGCAATAAGAGAACAAAAAGATACACAAATATTAGCGAAAGCAAGTGGCAACAATGAACTTATTGCTGATAGTCAACAAAAAATAACACAATTAACACATAAATATAGAGAGTTAAGTAATATGAGTGGACTACCTACTAAAATGGAAAGAGCAAGAGTAAGTGGATATAAAAGAACTAAAATTCCTAAAATAAATGAAAATAAGTTTGTTAATTTTAATGTTAATCTATATCAAGACCCAAAACTAAAAGAAATAGGAGAAAAATATTTTAATTTTCCTTCAAATAATTATTTAGACGAATATGTGGCACAACGAGAAGGAATAATGAGAAGAATGGCACAAAGTGAAGAATACAAAAATAAAATGTACAATATTGCAGAAAATATAGAAGAATTAAAAACACCATCACTAACTAATTTTATTGCATTTGTAGGTCATGAAGAAGGATTAAATTTAACTAAAAAAAATTTTGCAATATCTACTTCTATTAGTGAAGGAACTGCAAGATTATACAAATTAAAAAAAGGTTCTAAAGCAGAAATATCAACAATCTATATAGAAAATGGAGCAAAAATAATATCCACAGTGAATACTATAAGTAAGCATTTTGAAGAACAAGGAGAAATTATAATACCTATGGGAGAATTGAAAAAATTTATTAAAATTGGTAAAAATAAGTATTTATATAGGAGATAGCATGGAAGATATAATACAACAATTATATACTATAATGAACGAAATACAATGGGGAATAGAACGTGGCAAAGATATAAGATTAAGCAAACATGATTATAGAATGATATTATTAGTAATGAAAGGGTATTTAGAATTAAGAAAAGAACTATTAAATACAAAACATATTAATAGAGAAGATTATATTATAAAAACACCAGAATATGATAAAAGAATGTTCTAGTTTACAAAAATGAATTAATATGTTATAATGATTATAGAACAAGAGTGAATATAATAGTTCTTCTGTTCATTTGGCTTTGCCTAATTAGGCATTTAAAGTATATGTAGTTGGTAGCTACATATTAAGTGTTACTCTTTATGAGTAGCATTGAATAGATATAAGAAATCGACCTAGACATGATGAATACAAATTGAAAGTTAATTATGATGTATACTAAGTAATTAATGATTAGACTTGTAGGTGGGGATAAAATGCGTGTCTATATCTATTCAATGGTGCTTATAAAAAGCACTAAAACACATATTCTCCTGTTTGAGTGTATGTGTAGCTCCAATAGAACATAGAAATATGTTCTTTTTTTATGCAATTAGGTAAATATAAAAAATAGTGTTATAATCTAATAGGATTGGAGAACTATATGGAAGAAACTTTAAACAAACTTGTAAAATATTTAGAAAATAGGAAACAACCTTATGTTGTTAAGATTATGGAAGAACTAGAACTGAAAGAATATGAAGTTTTAGGATTAATTGAATTATTAAAACAAAGAGGGTATTTATTTGAAATAATAGATGGCAAAGTAGTTAAGATGAAACCAGTTAAAAATGATGAAGTATATGAAATACCTAGCAATTTAGAACATTTAAAGTTACTATTAATTAGTGATACGCATTTATGTAGCAAATTTGACAGAATTGATATATTAAGATATTTATATCAAGAAGCAGAAGATAGAAATGTTAATTACGTGCTTCATAGTGGAGATGTAACTGATGGAAGAAGTAATAGAGATGAGCAAGTATATTCATTAAAAGAAGCATCATATACAGGGCAAAGAGATTATGTAGTAGACAAATATCCTAAAAGCAATATACCTACATACTTAATAAGTGGTAATCATGATTTATGGTGGGTAAAAAGGGCTGGTGCTGATATAGTAAAAGATATATGCAGTCAAAGACAAGATTTAATATATTTAGGAAGTGATTGTGAAGATTTAAAAATAGGCAAACTTAAAATACGACTATACCACGGAAAAGGCGGAGGAAGTTATGCTAAAAGTTATAAAGTGCAAAAATATTTAGATAGTATAGCACCAGATGAAATACCACATATATTACAAACAGGACATATACACCAAGCATTTTATATGAAACAAGGAAACACACATTGTTTTCAAACAAGTTGTTTAGAAGATTTAACACCATTTGAAAGAAGCATGGGCTTTAGTAATGATAAGTCTTGTTGGTGGGTATATGTATATATGGATAACAAAGGCAATCCAGTTAGAGTAGAGCAAGAATTAGAAACATTTGGAAAAAGTTTAAAAAGAACAAGACAAATGTAAAGTGGTAGTAAAATATCACTTTTTTTAATTTTTACTATTTACTTTTTTAAATAAGTGTTATATAATAAAACTATAAATAAGGAGGATAAAGAATGAAAAAGAAAAAAATAAGATTATGGGTTAAAGCAACATTATTAATAATAGTTGTAATTGGTGTTGCAAAAATTTATACTAGTTTTTATGAAAAAGAATTAAATATTTGCATAGAAACAGGACATAGTGAAAAGTATTGCAAAAACAATATATAACGGAAGTGATATAAAATGATAGTTACAGATAACATTAAAAAAAATTATCAAACAATTAATGAAATTGAAAAAAGGCATCATATAGCAACAGAAAATGCAACAAAATGTGAAAATTGTGGTCATAAAATATTTATAACAAACAAATA